AGACGGTGTTCAACCATTTGGTGGTTGTTACATCACCTGAAGATGAACAAACACAGAGACTTTGTGAATATTACAACGTTGAGTGTGTTGTCACCGATGAATTTACAAAAAACGGAGACCCGTTCAATAAGGCCAAAGGGATTAATGCGGGATTAAAAAAACTTTCAAAAAAAGGTTGGGTGATTCATTTAGATGCTGATATCTACCTACCTCCCTTAACAAGGGGTATATTAGAGAGAATTTCCCTCGATGAAAGAAATCTATATGGTATAGATAGAATGATGTGTCCAAATTTTGAATCTTGGATGGAATTCATTTCATCACCAAGGCAAACCCATACAGGATGGGTTTATATTCACCCCACTGTTTTTCCTATGGGTGTTAGAATAGGAGAGTATATGGCTGAGGGTTATGAACCAATTGGTTTTTTTCAAATGTGGCATCCCAATACTTCAAAAGTTTATGAGTACCCTGAAATACACGGAGCCGCAGACAGAACCGATGTTCTTTTCGCAAAAAAATGGTCAAGAAAAAATAGAGCATTAATACCTGAAATTATTGCAATTCATCTTGATTCTGAAAATTCAACCATAAATGAAATGGGAAAAAATTGGAATGGTAGAAAGACTAGTTATTTTGGTTTACGAAATGAAAAAAAAGAACTATCATTGTTTCACAATTTTTTTAAAAAAAAACAATAGTTTATGGCAGATAAAACCTTAAGATTTTTAGTTGTAATCTTGACACTTTTTTCAATTTGGGTTGTAGTAAAAAACGGCTCAGAGAGATATAAAGTCAATAAAAACTATGAATTCGAAATTAACAAATTAAAAGATAGTATCAGAATCTTAGAAAATAAAAAAGATTCTTTGTACGCCGAATTATATCCTTGTGAGATTGAAACAAATAGATTTCATATTGCTTTCAGAATATTAGAAGAAAGAAATCCTAAGGCAGCCGAAGAATTAGGTGATATAATTTCAGACGAAACAGAATGAAAGAATTAGACCTACACGGATATTTTCATCATCAGGTTCAATTAGAAGTTGAAAATTTTGTATTTCTACATTCCAAGGAACTTCCTATTAGAATTATTGTTGGTAGGTCTGAAATGATGAGAAATCTTGTTGAAGATGTTCTGAAACTAAATAAATTTTCATATAACATACCAGTTCATAACCCTGGTGAAATAATTGTATTATCATGAATAACATTGACCGTCAGTATAAAGAACTATTGGAACATATCCTACATTTTGGTGTAGATAAAAAAGACCGTACAGGAACAGGAACCAAATCAATCTTCGGTTGGCAAATCCGACACAATATGAGAGAGGGTTTTCCACTACTAACCACAAAGAAAATGGCGTGGAAAACTATGGTGACGGAATTATTATGGTTTCTAAGAGGTGATACTAATATTAAATACCTTGTTGATAATGGTTGTCATATCTGGGACGGTGATGCGTATAAACGATATTGGGATGCTCATCCCGACGCTGAAAAGTCATTCCAATATGAAGGTCACAATATGGAAGTGAGGAGAATGACTAAGGATGAGTTCATTAACATGATTAAAACCGATGATGAGTTTGCTAAAAAGTGGGGTGACTTAGGACCAATCTATGGTAAACAATGGAGAAGTTGGAATAGATGTTGTGAATTGTTATGTAGTAAACACCAACCAATTGACCAAATCTCTAATCTAATAGAACAATTAAAAACCAATCCCGATAGTAGAAGATTGATGGTTAGTGCTTGGAATGTAGCAGAGTTAGACCAAATGGTATTACCTCCTTGTCATTATGGTTTTCAAGTTTATACGAGAGAGTTGAGTTTGGAGGAAAGGTTATTTTGGATGAAACAAAATAGAAGTGGTGTAGTTTTACCAATGAGAGACCCTAGTATTGAGTTTTCTATGGATGAATTTTTTAGACCTTATGGTGTACCAAAACGAGCAATCTCTCTAATGTTTAATATGCGCAGCACTGATGTTGGACTTGGATTAAGTTTCAATTTAGCCTCATATGGTTTATTATTAATGATGATAGCAAAAGAAGTTAATATGTTACCTGATGAATTAATTTATAATGGTGGTGACGTACATTTATACCTTAATCATATTGAACCTATCAAAGAACAGTTAACGAGAACCCCATATCCTTTACCAACAGTGAAGATATCAGATAGAGTGGTTAACGATATATCTGAATACACATTAGATGATATAACATTGGAAAATTACCAGTATCATCCTACAATAAAAATGCCATTGTCGAATTAATTTTTAGGATTACCATTTAACTTTTTATCTTTTTAAGATATTTATATTAAATGGTAATCCTATGATTGGAATCTATAGAATTAAAAACTTGGTTAACAGTAAATGTTATTATGGTTCATCAAAACAAATTGAAAAGAGATTAAATAGACACAGAAGAGAATTAAAAAATAACATCCACATAAATTCTATATTACAAAGAGCGTGGAATAAGTATGGTGAAGATAACTTTTTATTTGAGATTGTTGAAGAATGTGATATAAATATTCTTCTTGAAACAGAACAAAGGTATTTGGACTTACAACCCGAATATAACATAGGAATAACATCAAGTGGTGGTGATAATTTAACAAAAAATCCTAACAAGGATGATATTGTTAAAAAAATTACAGAATCAGTCATAAGAAGATACAACACAATGACTGATGACGAGAAAAAAGAAAAACATTCTAAACCGATGGAAACTAACCCAAATTGGAAAGGCGGTACGAGTTTCAAATATTGTGAATGTGGTGCTAAAATTGCACCGATTAATAATAGTTGTATAAGTTGTAGAGATAAATCAGGTATTAATAATCCATTTTTTGGTAAACAACACTCCGAAGAAACTAAAAAGAAATTGAGCGAAAAAAGAAAAGGTAGAAAACCAACTAATATGACACAAGTTGAAGTTGATAATATTGTTTATGAGAGTTTGGCGGAAGCATCGAGACAAACAGGAATTCCATCACCAACTATTTTATGGAGGATAAAATCTAAAAATAAAAAATACGAAAACTACCAATCGCACCCTAAAATTAAGGCTCCTCTTAGTAATTAACGGTAAAACATCATATAGTATTGTAGCAAGCTTGCTCCCAATTTTCTGGCCAAAGAGTTGATTCTAGACTCATCATTCAAATCAATATTTTTCAACTGAGCGAATTCAACTAATCCGCTTAGAAACTTACTCCTTGCTTCGTCTTGAATTTCGAGTAGGTTTTGAAAATTTTCATCTTCTTCTCTGTCTTCACCATAATATCTTTCCAGATGTTCGGCATCCATGTAAACAAAAGGAGAAGAACCAAACATATTCGTAATACCGCTTTTCTGTAACAATTTAAAATATTCTAAAAAATAATTTAAATCGAAAGCCTTTCTTAATTCCCTATTAGTACCCATCCAATGACCGTGTGGGTCAGCATCTCTATCGGGTTGCTCTTGAATTTTTTGTTTAACAATCTTCCATTTATCTACGCTAGATAACAACGATAAAGTACTTCCATTATCCCAATTCACACTAATAATTTTTTCATCGTCTTCGAAAGGGTCTTTTTGTACTTTTGTGACGGTACCTTTTGTACCAGGAGGTACTGAGACCTCGTCTTCCATTGCGAAACAGACTATTCTGTCACCTATTTTTAATTCTGGGTTCAACATACAAATAAATATATTTAATAATGTATTTATTGTGTATGAATTATATTCTGACAGAGCAACAATTAAAGATTATTATCAAAGAGGCAAATGACTCTAAGTTAACAAACTACATGAAAATGATGTATTCGTTAACTCATAAGATAGTTACGATATCAAAAAGAAAGTTCAATTTGAACGTAAGATTTCTGTTAACTATGGGAACCGCTATCGGTGGTTTTATGTTACCATTGGAAATGTACTTGAGAGAAGGTTCGTTCGATTTAAACGAGGAACAAACTGCTCTTATTTTGGTGGGTATAGCTGCTGTTAATTTCTACGGACAAAAGAAAAACATTTCCACCATCTTGAGTAAAATTAAAGAAAACGGGTTATCGGAATATTTTGAATCGGTTTTAGAAAAGTCAGACAAATTGAAAAAATCCTTTGTCGGTTTTTTAGAAAGTCTTTCTCTCACTTTGAGCTCCGTCCAAGAAACAATTTCATATTCGTTTTTACTTCCTTTGATTACGGATTTGATGAACGTTGCTTATAATACAAAAGATTTTTGGGGTGCTTCTGAAATTATGACCGAAAGAATATTAGCCTCTGGGGTCGTGGTGGTTTCAGGACAAATTCTGATTGAGATTATCAACAAGATACTGAAAAGGGTGTCCTAAAATTTTTATATTTCCTCAAAAAAATTATCTACCTGTTCTTTACTCCACCAATGCCATTTACCATCACCTTTGTTTTCACCATCGATATTTCTGAGATATCCAGAAGCACTTATGTATAAATCTGAGCTACTTTTAAATTTAAAATCTGGCTCACAAGCGGTATAAAATAAATCTGCAACGTCTGAAGCAAAATCATTGTCCAACATGGTATCTTCAATCCAAGATTTGCCTTCATTGTATTGAGAATCTTTCAACCTAACAGATTTATCTTCATAAGTCAAATTGAAAATGTCGTAAAAAAAACTGAATGTTATACTTTCATTATCCATATTCGGTATTTTGTTGAATGATGGAAATATTTTTAATTCGCATGATAATTTGGTGTCGATTTGATTTTCTCGACCGTTTATTTTGAAAAAATATAAAGATTTTAATTCTTTTCTAATTCTTGATTTTGTTTCATCGTTCAAATATACATCTTGAGCAAATTTACCATCAACAAAAAATTCAGATTGAAATGAGATTTTTTCCCCGAACATATCATAGGTTTCCATTAATATTGAATTTAAATCATCTTCAAATTTCAATCTTGTGTATGACTGACCTTTTTTGGGTAAGTCACAATCTATCAAACATTCTATGTATGAATCTTTAGGTTCCGCAGTCCTGAATATATACTGAATCCCATCATATTCCCATTTCCTTCTCTTTAGATATTTTATAATCAGTTTGAAAGTATCTTCCATATTATACTGGTAAATTTAACTTTTTAGCGTAAT